AGCAAAAGGTCGCGGTCTTGGACCAAACCAACCTTGTCTACTTTGTAGTTGAACCATGAACCTCGGTCATTGCTGTCTTGAACCGTGGTCAGTTTCCACTGTGTTGCGAACAGCGGAGGCAAGATCATCTGCCCAGTCTTCGGGTGCTTGATCTTTTGCATGGCGATCTTGGTCTTCCATTGACGGCTGACCTTTAGCTGAGTTGACTTCATGTCAACGACAACAGGTTGTGTGATGCCATCCTCGCCCACAATCAAACAGAAGTGCTGATCTGATTTGACCAACTCGTTTCCGTTAGGCAAGATTTCTTTGGACCCATCACGCTTGGTTTGTTGCAGCACAGGATCACTGATGGATATCTCACCTTGGTATCCGCCGCCTTGTTCTCTCGGGACGAACTCCAGATACTTGGTAGTCTGATAGCAAGGCAGGATGTTGATACCCTCTTCCCCAACAAAGAGTTCCATGGTGACGTTGTTAAACATGTCACCCTCTTCGGAACCCTCAATGTACTCAGCTTCACGCTTCTTGAGTTGCGGGGACATGGCCTGCAAGATACGAACAAACGGTATCTGCATTTCGCTACTGTCAAAGGTCGCACCCTCGCCAGCAAATCCCATGATGTCATCCATGACATCTGTGCTTAACTCTGCATTTTTCTTTTTAGCTACGGCACCCATGTTACTTCCTCCGGATCTGTGCAGTATTTGCAATGAACGCCCCGAACAGGTCGAGGTCGATTGGTTTACCATCCGTCACGCGCTCTTTAATAAACGCTTTGAGTGTGGATGGGTGGACGTGGGTCTTGGTCTTCGGGTCGAAGCCTCGTTCTTGTAACAGGCCCACTACATCCCCTGCTACGTTGTCTTCACCCTTGCCAAACGACACCGTGATATCGTTCTTTATTATATCGTCCAGCCCGTTGTCGCGCAGCCAATCAAAGGCAGCGTCTTTATTCGCAACGGGTATTGAAGCAGACACAATCATCTTTCGCTCGACGACAGAACCATCGACATCAAGACGCTCGACCCCCATCTCATCCATCAAGGACGGGATGTTCTCCACCGAGAGTTTGTGTTTCTCCTGCTTTAAACTTTTAATATAGTCTTCCGCTTCGCTGATCTTTGCTTCAACTTCGCGGAGTGATCGAACCAGTTGACTAAGTTGTTTTCCGGTTCCAGTATCGACAGAGGACAGGGCCTCGTCTTCGTCATACAAGTCTTCAAATATGTCACTCATAAGTTTTTCCTCTTCAGGGTTGATTTATCCGGTAGCCTCGTGCTATCCGTACAGTAGACAATAGTGGAGGTATATGATGGTTGTCAACTACAAATATAAATTGCCACCTTTTAATCATCAAGCCGAGGCGCTTGACACAGGGTGGGATCGCATCGAGTTCGGCTTGTTCATGGAGATGGGAACAGGCAAGTCAAAAGTTTTGATCGACAACATGGGTATGCTGTACCTGTCTGGCCTGATCGACTTCGCCTTGGTCATCGCACCAAAGGGCGTGTACCGCAACTGGGTTGCCAAAGAAATACCCGAGCACATGTCCGATGATGTACCGCACCGTGTCATACGGTGGGTCGCAACTCCAAACAAAAAACAACAGGCCGAGATGCGTTCAGTCAAAGACAAGTTCGACGGCCTGACAATCTTTGTTATGAACGTCGAGGCTTTCTCCTCGGTCAAAGGTAAAACCGCTGGCGAATGGATGGGTCGTGCGCTAGGCTCAAACGGTATGATCGCCATTGACGAATCAACCACAATCAAAAACCACAAAGCCAAGCGCACCAAAAACCTTATGAAAATCGCAGGGAACTTCAAGTACAAAAGACTGTTGACAGGCTCTCCGATAACAAAAAGTCCAATGGATATTTATTCGCAGTGCGAGTTCCTTCGCTCTGGGTTGTTGGGTTTCGAAAGTTACTACGCATTCCAAGGTCGGTACGCAGTAATGCAGCGCCGCACCATGGGATCCCACTCGTTCCAGCAGTTGCTGGGCTTCAAGAACCTAGACGAACTGACCAATAGCATCGACACGTTTTCGTTTCGGGTGCTCAAAAAAGACTGCCTCGATCTGCCCGAGAAAATATACACCGCTCGCTACGTCACGCTGACCGACGAACAAATCAAGATGTACAACCAGATCAAGCAGCAGGCACTGATCCTACTCGACAATGGTGATCTAGTCTCGACCCCCGCTGTAATTACCCAGCTACTCAGGCTACAACAGATCATGTCTGGGCATGTCAAGACAGATGACGGTGACATCCTGACGTTTAAGTCATCGCGTATGGATGCGCTCGAAGAGATCATCGAAGAACATGACGGCAAGGCAATCGTCTGGTCGCGCTTCCGACACGACATCAAAGAGATCACCACCATGCTCAACAAAAAGTTCGGGGAAGGCAGCGCCGCTGCATACTTCGGGGATACGTCCGACGACGAGCGACAAAGAATTGTCGAGCACTTCCAAGATCCAAACCACCCCCTGAAATATTTCATAGGCAACCCAGCCACCGCTGGATACGGCCTCACATTGACCGAAGCAAACCTCGTGGTGTACTATGCCAATGACTTCAATCTGGAAACACGCATCCAATCAGAGGACCGTGCACACCGGATCGGACAAAAGAACAACGTGACGTACATCGATCTGATCTCCGAGGGCACAATCGATGAGCGCATCGTCAAAGCATTACGGTCAAAGATCGACATCGGTGCTTTGGTGCTAGGAGAAGAGGCTAAACAATGGCTAAAGTTAAATCCTACGAGGAAGTAATCGAAGCAATATGCGATTACAAAAAAGGCTGGACCAATCTGAACAGCGCAACGAGAGAGCTTAACGAATTGACTGGGCTCTCTCCCGACATCGCCGCCGCCTTTCTCAAAGATATGAAACGCCACAACGTCACGCAGATCCGAGGGTACTCTAAAGAAAAAGATTACCAGATCGCTGGCAAAAAAGGTAAGTTCAACGAGGCAAAAAAATAACCCCGCCGAAGCGGGGCTAGTTGTTGAGGTCAGTAGGCCACAGGCGTGGGGCCTATCGAGCAGTGGTATTACTATACTACGCAGCTTCCATTTCAGCAATAGCTTTCCTAATCAAGACCGATAGTTGTCGGGCCATGGACCTTTGCTCTGACTGCGCCAACTTGCGCAGCATGTCGTGATCCTCTTTGATCAAGCCAACGTTCTGAAACTGCTGCTTGTCTTTCTCTTCCATCTTCTTGCGAGCCATGACTTGTCCTCCATTTGTTGTGTGCTTCTACACTACTGGAGGACAACATGCAATCTAATCCTTTTCGTCCCGAGCATCCCGAGCATCCTTCCGAGCCTCTCGGTCCATGGCATGAATGAAACCAGCAGGAACCTTGCGCGTAATCCGAATGCAGCGCCACGGTATGTCGTCCCGCTTGTCCGAATAGTTCGGAATGCAGTGCGCCGTTACCTCGTCGCCAACCTCAATGTCCATGGCATCGACGATCCGCTTGTTAAAGAATACGCCGTCACCTTCCTCGTTCGATCCAAACGCACTGTCTGTATACGTCAGTTCCTCAATCAAAACTTCCATTTGTTCTGAATGAAACTTCTTCTTCGTTTCAAAAATTTGGCTCATAAATTATTCCTTTCTCTTCTTGTTTCTTTAGATAGTTAAGCTCGTTGATAAGGCCCTCGATCCGCGGATCTCGGTGATTCTCCCATTCGATGTCGTCAATCTCCCGCGACAATTCCTTAATCTTTGTCGGTATGCACGTTACTCTTGGATCCATCTTGTGTGTCCACCTCTTTGTTTTTATCCCAAGGGTTGTCAGGCAACGTAACCTTCATGCCGTTCGCCATCTTGCGTTTGTAACCCTGCCATTCTTTGTCTTGTTCTGTCCATCTTTTCATATCTGCTTCCCTGTGGCCCGAAGGTTCTTGACATAGGTATCCAACTCCTCACGCGCAGCGAACAACTCTCGATGCACGTTGGGCCGCGCATCACGGCGATACCGCTCATCTTGCAGCGCATCAACTTGCTGCTTGAGCCACCGCAGTTGCGACTGCTGAAACATGCTTAACTCTGCATCACCCATGGCCCAACTCCGGTCGGGCCTTGGGCCTGATAACTCTCGATGCAATGCTCGACACCTCACACGACATCATAATGTTCTTGCCGTACAAGTCGTACAATTCATCGTACAACGGCTCCGCAATGTTACGATCCATAACCGCCTGACAATGGTCCTTGCTTTGAAACCAAACCAACGTCTCAATCTCGGTCCCTTGAACTTCATACGACAAGACCAGCGCCGTGAAATACTCAATCATCTATTTCCTCCACATCTATGTCCGCATGATATCTGTTGGGATGGCGTTGGTTCGCGTCCCAAGTGTAATCCTCCGCCGCCTTTCGTCTGGCGTCCGCTGCATCTTCCGCAACAATAATAAAGTCGTTGACCTGTGTCACACGAACATGAAACTCCTTAGGCGGCTCACAAGGCTGATCTGTGATATCATTGTAGTCGTTCAAATCTTTCCACCCGCGCCCATCATTCCAGTCCGCCTTCACGTCACTATTGCGCAACTTCACACACATAACCAAGTTGCCTGCTTGCCCCCACAAAGCCGCTGTCTTTTCAGCCGTGTCAAAGTGGTCACGCATAACAGATGCACTGTACGAGGATATGTCGTTGTCGAATGAATGAATCGTCGGGCCGTCGTCCATACAACTCGCATCCTGATACACCCCGATGTTTAGTATCTCTTCTTCAAACAAATAAGGCATCCTACTTAACAACCTCCCAAACATTCTCAGACCCAGCATCAATACCAGTGTCCTTGATCAAACCTTTCTTGTGCAGGGCAGACATAGTCACCCGAACCACGTTTAACGACAAACCAGTGCGGTCAGCTACCTGTCTCGCGGTCCCCGCACCTCGGCTCAACTCCGAAAGGATCTGCTCCTTGCGAGTTAGCTTCTCGTTACTCCGACGCTTCCGCGTCAACCGTTGCCAAAAATCCTTAATCATTTCTTTTCTCCTCTAGTAATGTATAGATTAGTTGGGTCACGCATTCGAAATCTTCAACCGTGCCCCAGTTTACTTCCATGTCAGTGTGACCGAAGTCCGCGTCCATCTCACGCATCTTTACAACCGCGTTCAACAACGTCTTAGCAGGCATCGTAAATGGAACCGCGCCGTACTCGTTCTCGTACCAACCATTAAGCGATCTCATCTTCGGGCCTCCAACGTTTGTCACTACAGTTGTACTCACCCTCAAACAAACCACCTTCGTCACGGTAATCCGCCGTCACAACACAACCCAACTCATTAACCAAACGATCCCACACAGGGACAGGGGGAGACCACGCAGTCCAACACTTGAACTCCAAAATTAATGACTCAACGTCACTATTCACACATCGAACGTTATCAACCTCACACAAATCCCACTTGGTTCCCCAGTTTTTTACACGCCAGTCATACCACGCAGGCACGTCACCTAAGTGATCGTTATACACCTCCAATGGCATCGGCTTAACCAGCGAACAAAAGTTGGACAGATCAAAACTCAACGCACGAACCAACGGCTCTGGTCCAATGATACACACATTCTGATAACAATGATTAGGCATGACCCGACACCGCCTCCTCTAACTCGCGCAAGTAACCCTCTTGATACGGGCTGTCCGCAGGATCATCCTCAAAAGATCTTAGCGCCGTGTGAAGATCAAAACCTTCAACCAACATATCAGCACTCGCCGCCTCACGACCCGCCTGATAATCTATAGGCAACTTCACATCATCTTTCGTACCCTCGATGCACTCGTAATACACCAAATCATTGGTGTCCCAGTAATCCTTAGACCAATCTAACCAATGCTCGTAAGCCGCTTCCTTACTGTCGGCACGAACTTCAGTAGTGAAAAAATCACCGTCCTCGTCCTCGCGCCATGTAAATGTAAAAGTAGGCATAACTATTTCCTTCCTTAGTTACTTGTTGAACACATGCAAGTTATAGCATATCAGTGCAGTTGTCAAGAACCTCGGTTCTCGGACCTGAGTTACACTATAGCGCATTCTCCAGAGATTTTTTATTTTTTATTTTTTTTCATCCGAATTTACCGTATCCACCGTATCCAAACGTATCCCACCCTTATTTATATGCCTCGTACAGCCCAAGGCTGGATACAACTGGTTACGTTTGGATACACTTCTCTGGAAAAAACCCCCTATATAGGAAAGTTGTCAAACACTTTCGCTTGGTATAAATTGTTGGCAAGGCACAACGAGGAAGACATGGCAGCAGTAGAAAAAATCAACGGCAGACAGCTAACAAACCGCCAGAAAACATTTGCTAGGCATATTGTAGAAGGCATTTATTCCAACGCTGAATGTGCAAGGAAAGCAGGATACTCCACTGACGTGGCATCCAAGCAGGCATCAGTGTTGCTGAATGGCAGAGACTACCCACACGTTCTGGAATATGTGCAGGAGCTTCGAACCGAGCGAGAGAGACGGTATGGTGTGACCACTATCGGGCAACTCGAACGGCTGCATCAACTGTCTCTTGGTGCGGAGGACGCGGGTCAATTCTCCGCCGCTATCAACGCAGAAAAAATCCGTGCTGCTCTGGGCGGCTTGACTGTTGATAGGCGAGAACAAATCAACTCCATAGATCAGATGTCAAGGGATGAGATCACCTCTCGTTTGGCGGCGCTGCAAAAGCAGTACCCCCAAGCCTTTGTGATCGATGGCACAGCAAAGGATATCACACCGGATGAGCAAGGGACCGGAGGCGAACTTTTGGCAATCGATCAGGTCGAACCTGCCCAAGAATTGCTTCGCGACGAGGATTGAGAACAAGCACGGTGGCGGTGTGCCTGATGTACACCTAGTGTGGGACGGCCTTCCGTTCTGGCTGGAACTCAAGGTAAGCAAAGGTACGCGGGTAAATATCTCGCCTCATCAAATCGCTTGGCACATGGCATATTACGCTCGCGGAGGGTCGAGTTTCTTCTTAGTAAAGAGGGCCAAGGAGCGTGATATAGTTTTATTTGGGGGGGATCAGGGGCCCGAGGTGCTGGAAAAAGGGTGCTCTGCGCCCTGCGTCCTGCGGACCTGCGGCCCTGCGTCTTTGTTCGAGGGCCTGCGCCCTATTTTAGAGGCGCGTGTGCCTGCGGCCCTGCGCCCTGCGCCCTAGCGACACGGTACTATGCGCTAGGGCAGAAGAAAAGAGGGCCGTGGCCCTCTGGTCTAGTGTTCTACTATCGCAATTGATTTTGCTAGGCTGGATCCCTTGCAAAGTTTGCAGGCGGTGCATTGTGCGCGGCGTCCTGCCTCTTTTGATGCAGGGCACAGCGCCTCGTTCGCCTTGTCTAGGTCGCCTAGATCCGCGATCACTCGGAAGGTGCGGTGTCCGTTCTTCCAATGCGCGATGGCTTGCGCGTGGTCGTCCGCGGATTGCATCGCGATGTCGGGACGCCATCCGCTTTGATGTGAATATGCGGTCCAAGTGTCCGCTTCACTTAGCAGTTCATCCCAAACCCGGGACGGGACCGCGCCCGGGTCGCCGTATGCGCCGACGCGCACGAACCGTCCGCGGCCCATGGTGCGCGGGTCGCCCTCTTGATATACGCCGCGCTGGTATGATTTCCACACAATCAAGACGCCTTGTCCTAGGTTAACATAACAGCGGCGACCCTTGGCTTGCTTGCGTTGCGGGTCCGTTGTTACTTCGCCGCGCATGGTACAGTTGCCGCAAATAGAGAAATCCGCGCCCGTTTTGCTTGCTTCGAGCGGGTTTGTGTCGCGGCATAATATATAAGTTTGCACGACCGTTCCCGTTTTGGTGTTGCGGTTTGAATATGTCGCGATGACGACAATGGGTTGACCATCCAAGAGGCTAGGCCCGTTGTAGATGATTGCGCTTTTCATGGTGTTTGTTTCCTTTCTAATTGAACGTGTTTAGAATAACAGATTGTGCGCCGGTTACAAGTTTTATTTCATGTAGCCTGCGGGCCTGCGCCCTGCGCCCTGCGGGCCTGCGGCCCCGTGTTATGCTTTTATGAAAGCATAAGGGGGCCGAAGCCCCCAGCTTAGTCGCCCCAATCTTTGAAAAAATCTTGTTCTTCGTAGGCGGATAAGTATTCTTCGATCTGGGTGCGGGTCATCTTGTCCCGCTCGACCCGCGCCCCGTGGTATGTTCCATCGGGCCAGTAGTGGGGGTCTATCTGTCTGCCGTAGTAGGCGTCGGCCCCGCCGCGATCTGCTGGTGATCCATGTGTCATAAAAAAATCGGGGGGCCAAGCCCCCCGCCTCCGATTAAGATTGTTGTGCCAAGCGCTCGAACTCACGACGCGCGTCATCCGCAGTTTCGCGGCGTAGGCTTTTCAGCTTGCCGATCAATTCCCGAACGCGGTAAGATCCGGCTTGTTCGGTGTCTAATTCGTTTAGACTATCGATCATGGTGCCGATTTCACCAAGATCGATCTCAACCAAAACTGTGAGCGTGTGCTCTTGAACATAAGATTTTCTCATTGTCTCTTTCCTTATTGAGATAGGCGGGATTGCCTATAACTCATGATTGCACACAGCAACCAAGCAGTCAACAAGTTTTATTTCAAAGTGACGTAGCGTCACTTTCGTCCTGCGGCTTGACAAATTTTCCCGAGCGAAGCGAGGGCCTGCGCCCTGCGCCCTGCGCC